CGCTATATTTGCCGGAAATGAGTTACCAGTTTCTAGCATTCTTATTATATGTCCTCTAACACTTACAAGAAATTGGAAAGCAGAAATCAAAAAGTGGATAAATGAGGAAGCAGTTATATGGAAAGGTAAAATAAATAATTGGGAAAACTACGATAAATGGGTTATAACCAATTATGATACCGTAGTAAGAAATTTAGACGATATTTTGAAGCAAGAATTCAAAGCTGTAATAGTAGACGAATCCATTCTTGTAAAGAATAGAAAAGCAAAAAGATCAGAGCTGATAAAAAGACTTGGGAGAAAAATAGATTATTTGTGGTTACTATCTGGAAGCCCACATCAAGATTTCTTGACGATGTTTGGATGCAATTTAGCATACTTGATCCCAAAAGATTTTCTTCTTATTGGAGATTTGTGAATACTTATTGTGATATTGAGACAACTCAATGGGGTACTAAGGTATCTGGAAATCAACCAGACGCTATTGAAAGACTCCAGAAAGATACTAAAGATATATACTTCTGCCGTACTCAAGAAGAAGTTTTGGATATACCAGATTGGATTTTTGATACAATAGAAGTTGAGATGGGAAAATCCCAATATAAAGTATATGCTCAGATGGAAGCAGAATTTCTAGCTGAATTACATGAAGGAGATTATATACTAGCTCCTAATGTTTTGAGCCAGATGATTAGATTATTACAATTTGCCAGTAATCCAATCTTACTTGACGGCGTTGATGATGGTGCTAAGTGGAATGCGGTAGAAGAAATACTTGAATATGAGGAATTACCTGCTATTGTTTGGACGCAATTTATAAAGACGGCAGAACTTATGTATGACAAATTATCGAAGAAGTATAGAGTAGCTGTATTGACAGGTCAAACGAAAGCTGATCAGAGACAAACTATAGTAGACAATTTTCAAGCAGGAAAGCTGGATATAATAATTGCTCATCCCGCTGTTGGAAAGTTTGGACTTACTCTTACCGCTGCTCGGACTGCAGTCTACATGGAACGTTCATATAATGGAGATGACTATTATCAGAGTTTGTACCGTGTGAAAAGAATTGGTACTACGAAATCTCCGCATATAATTCATTTATTAGCGGTTAGACCACAGGGGTCTGAGGGATATACTATAGATCATGTCATAGATAATGTATTGAAATATCGTAAGGATAACAGTATAGCAATCACCTCTGGAATGATACGAGAATATTTAGGAAAATCCTAATTATTACTTCAAAAGAAAGGAGGACTTCAAATGGAAGAAGCCAATAAATTTAGAACGTTATTTGTTGTTGAACCGTCACATGATTTGTCTATTACAAAGAAATATACAGATAATGTAAAGTTCATAACCACAGGTACAGAACTTGTGGAAGAATTGCCAGAAAGGGTGTCAGCTTCCTTGGAAGAATTTGATCCAAAATTAGATGCAATTATTCCTATGGGAAGAACGTCTGCTTGCCTTATTGCTGGATTATTTATACGTTCAAAAATTCCTAAGGGGGAAAAGGTGAAAATAGGAATCTATAGAAGTGACGCCTATATTTTTATAGACGTGGAGGTATAATGCGAAAGTTTTCTCATTCGTCTATGTCGACTTTTCGTCGATGCAGAGCACGATATAAATGGAGTTATATAGACAATTATCGCACGGATTCTGGATTAGGTCAGAGTAGAGGATCCATAGGTCATGCCGTTTTACAAAATTGGTATGAACATTTGGATATGGAAGATCAAAATGAACGAGATGAACTTGCTATGAAAGTAGCTGCTAACATGTATAATGATCTAGAAGCTACTATGGAGCAAGACTTTACTGCTGATTGGGATCTTATGTGCGTAATATTGCCTAGATACTTCGATTGGGCTAGAGAGAATGATAACTTTACTCGTATTGTCTCTCTTGAACAAAAGTTTGAAATTCCTATTGGAAAGCATACCGTAATAGGATATATTGACGGTGTTGTGGAAGTCAATGGTGGGTTATGGCTCTTAGAACATAAATTCAATAAGCGTGTAAGTACAGGACATATAGATCTCGATCCTCAGATGAGCTTGTATATGTTAGCTGCTCATACGTTAGGAATAGATGTTAGAGGAGTATTCTTTAATGTTATCCGTGCTGCAGAAGGTGGAATAGCTGCAAAAGAGCCTGTGGTAAGAGCAAGGGTCTACAGAAATCAGGAAGGTCTTAGTGCTATTGCCTATGAAACAGAAACCCAATTGGATGAAATGGAAGAGTTTCATCGACTTGGAGGTAGAGTCTACAGAAATCCAACCAAGGATTGTAGTTGGGATTGTGGATTCTATGGTGCTTGTTTAGCAATAAATGATTGCGGAAGCCCTCATGAAGTACTCAGTAAACTTCCTATAGTACCGCATGAGAGTTCTCAAGATGAGAAAGGAGAAAGCAGTGAGTAATCCATTTGATAATACTCAATATACAAGACTTGCAGCTAATTTTGGAACACATGAAGGAAAGTTTGATCCAAGGCAAGTAAAATTTCTTGTGTATGGAGAAAGTGGTGTAGGGAAAACGGTATTTTCATCTACATGGCCGAAGCCAATATTTTTGGATATTGACAAAGGTATGGCTTCGGTAAAACGAGAGGTACACAGAATTGAGATTAATTCTTGGGAAGATCTTATGGAATCTATTGATTTCCTGTCCCATGAAACACATCCGTTTGAAACTGTGGTATTGGATTCTCTAAACGAACTTCAATATCTAACCATGCGAAATGTATTATCATCATTCCCAACCATACGACGTTCCTACGATTCTTTACCGTCTGTATCTGACTATGGCAAAATGCTTGATGATTTTGATGCACGAGTTAGAGATCTAAAGGCATTACCGTTGAACATTGTGTTGATTGCTCAGGTAGCTCCAAGAGCTTATGAAACAGATCCTGTGCAACCACAATTTACTGGAAAGTCTACGGCAAGAAACTTATCTCGTATGATGGACGTTATTGGATATCTTGAATCCTCTGAAGGTCCTAAGATGAGAATAATGACTTTTGATGCCGTAAACTATGTTACGAAAGATAGGTCAGATGCTTTACCACAAATGGTAGAAAATCCAACCTATGATAAATTGTTGTCATTCTGGATGCGAGCGCAATCAGAATAGAAATCAAATCAAATCAAAATAAAGGAGAAATAAAATGACTGAGCTAGATCTTTCAAGAAATTCTGGAAACCCAACTGAGGGACTGCATTTATTCAAGATTACAAAAGTTGAGGAAAAAGCTTCAATGAGTTCTGGAAATCCTCAATTAGTTCTTACCTGTGTTTGTCAAGATCAGGGTGAGGATCTCGGTAAGAACGTTGGAATGTTCCTGTCGTTAAGTCCAGCTGCTCGTTTCAAGATTGACGAGCTTTTGGATGCTGTAAATGCGCCCAAAAAGGGTTCCTGGAAAATTGAACAATTTGTTGGAAAATCGTTCAAGGCTATGGTAAAGTATGGAGAGTACGAAGGGCGGACTACCGTTAATCTTACCAAACTCATTCCATCAGATTCCAAAGTTACTCCACAAATGCCTTCAACTCCACAGAATATCGGAACTGGAATACCAGACGATTCTGTAGACGAACCTGCACCACAGAAACCATTATTCTAATCAATAGGGGTAGGAGAAATCCTACCCCAAAGGACCTTCATGAAAATATCTTCATTTGATACAGGTATAACTACTGGAATAGTTTTGGTAGATATAGACGAAAACAAATTTGAGTCTACGGTTTTGGAGACTTTGGAAGCTAAGGAAAATGATCTATCATATTTATCAGATAGAATAGTGTATGTTAGTGATTTAATTCTGATAGAACAAACTCCATATTTTGTAGATCCTATCCTAAAAATGATCCAGGGAATGGTTACTCATCATTGCAAAATGTACGAAAGGTCAGTAAAGTTTATTTATCCTGGATTGTGGAAACCATTCGCTAAGGCTAGAAGGTGGAATAAAACTGTATCGTCTCAGCATATACAAGATGCGTATAATATGTTGAGATATGAAGTATTCTTTAGGTTCTTTACAGAGCTAAAAGATTTGGAGATAAGATGAATAATGAATCCTCTGTGGCTATTGTAGGATTTGGTCCTTCAGCTATGTATGCTGTCTTAGCATGTAATTCTGTAGGAATAATTCCTAAGGTGTATGCAAATAGATTATCTATTCCTAGAGGAGCTTTTTGGTTATACAAACTTCCAGATCTAGATCATAGATTTATGAAACATTCAATTGTTATGAAACCTCAAGGATCAGAAGAATGTTACATAGAAAAACAATGGGATGAAGTTCCAATCGAGTATAAATCTTCTTTTCCTCCAGACGATCAATTAATGTATGGTTTTGATCCGGAAATTGTTTTACCCTCAATTCTA